AGCCGCCGGTATATTCTTGGGTAAAACCGGAGAAGGTATATTATCTACCATCCGGAGAAGTCTTTCAGCGCCTTACAACAACCCGGATATAAAGAATTCTTTCGGGAAGGGCTTGTCCGCTACCCGTATAGAGACAAGGGGCATGAGTTACGGAGTAGGCAGAAGCAATTCGGCATATAATTTAATCACCACGTTATCCAGAAACGGCATAGCGCTAGCATGGATGTGGTGGTATGGAGAACAAGCATTGAGAAATGGTGCCACGGGATTTTACTCATTCCGGGGTAGCTCGTACCCATGCGCGCTATGCGACGACATGGCAGGGTTCCACCCTATTCAAGACTATAAATATCAATGGCATATAAACTGCCGATGCTATTTCGTATTCGTGTAACCATAAAAATAATGAATCTATGGATTATTCAAGAGGTATAAAAACAGAGATCAAGAAAGCGAAGATATCGATAGAGGAAAAGATATTCGCAGACCTCATGCTATCAGGATGGAAGGATAACGACGCTTATATCGCAGCTTTCGGATATAACATAACCTTGTCAGATAGCTATATACAGTCGCAAATGCGTTCCGTGATTAACAATCCAGACTTCGCCAAATATATGGAAGTGGTAAGCAAAAGGAAGGAGAGAAAAGAGATGGAGTCTGAAAATAGCGATGACATCTCCTTAGAGGAAGCCTTATCTATGGCTACCAAGGAGGAAACTTTAAAAGGTCTCATTATCGCCAAATCAAAAATGAAAGCAGGCTCCAAAGAATGGCTTGACGCCACTAAGCTCATAGCGGACTTACAACAAATGAAAAAAGATATCGTGGAAGAGGAAGATTCTACCGTACATTACTATCTTCCGCTCACATGTAACAAGTGCTCCTTGTATCTAGCGAATAAGAGGAAAAACAACAATATTTAAATATTAAAATTATGTTTAAATAGTCAAGACTTGCCCTGAAAGCTAGTTTATTATCGGGCAAAAACTGTCAGAGCTAGTTTTGACTATTACATCTTACCATTTCCCCATTAATACTTATGATGTCCCTATCTATATAGTAATAGCATCCATCAAACCCTAGAAACCTTACGTCTCCACGCATTTTTAAATGATCGAAATAACTTTGCCTCATTGCGCCTATTTTTCTGCCATCTCCAAGCTCTATGGTTACTATATCGCCCATAACTTCATCCCAAGTCCTTTATCTCATTTATCCTACGCTCCTCCTCTAAAATCTTAGAATCTTCCTCATCCGAAACTACCGATCGATCACCTTTCAATCTCTCGAAATGTCTACTCATGGCATCAAATACCTCTTTGGTGAAATCCGAATCCACGATATTACATGTTCCATAAATGCCCGTAAATACATTGTATAAGGCCTCATACTCCTCCTCTTTGGCCACATCGAGAGTCAAGTACATAATATTGTCCTCCCGGTACGACACAGACCAGTCACCGGCCGCCGAAGCTACCTTGATAAAGGATGTTTTGTCAACTTTATATTTAAGCATTATAAAGTTGTGAACCTGAATTTTCTTTCCGTATTCCATATTACTCCCTAAATTTATTAATTCTCACTTGATTAATACAATCAGCGGCAAACCCGACTAGATATGCGAAATGTTCATCTTTGCCCCCATCAAACCCCATAGACATGCCACGATCATCAAAGATGCAACTCGCCACATGAACTGCCTCATGCGCTACATCCCCGACATTAATACGGCTATGAATACAAACCAATACTCCATATTTACCCGTTTCTTTATGCCATACCTTTAAAGTCGTAGCTTTGGGTTCATTGCCTTTTTCAATATCAAGATATATCTCGGAACCATCTCGTCCCCCAAAAATATTGTTTATATCTTTTTCGTTTCTCAATTTAGCCACCCATATTAACCTCGGATATATAGTTGGGTAAAATTCATGTATTTCAGTCATCTTCCCCATATTGAAACCCCTCATTATTGATCCCAACGCTCATGTCAGACACCAAAGGTACCGATGCCGAAACAAGCAGGTCGGAAGTGAGACCATAGCATTTATAATACACCGTTCGCCCAACCTTTCTCTTTCTCTCCTTATCAAACCCCAATTCCCTGAAATGGGCGGCTAACGTCTGCCTGCTCACCATCGGGAAACCATTTTCTTCCGCGTAATTCTTGACATCATCATAAATGATAGCGAAATCAACCTCATGCGGCATATCATTAGGCATCCCTTTTCTCGGGAGGGCAAAGAAGCCTCTAGCCATGGCCCATGACTTACCAAGAGCCGATAATCCCATCTCATTGATGCGTTTCCTCAGGCTCCCCTCACTTTCCGGGAACTTGAAGCCATTCCTCTGAAGAAGCAAAGCCCCCCTCCTTATCCAATTCAATATCCCGGGATACTCATCCTTGAGCTCATGGGTCAATCTCAAGTTCATGTGCCTCTCGTCAATGACCTTATCAAACACGATGAATATAAAACGACGGAAAAAACCAAAACTGCTATCTCCTCCAGCGGGGAAACGGTTAGCGTTAAATATGAAGTATGGAATATTCGTTATCTTAAAGGCGTTATTCCCGATCCTACGCCCAAGCTGGGGCTCACCGGATATAAGGCTCTTAGCGGCGTCTTCCTTCCCGGCGAATGTCTTGGCCTCCATCTCCCCGGACCAATTGAATATCTTTCCCTCTATCTGGGATAGGTTTCTCTGGCGCTCATCTCCTCCCCGAAGCAGGGCCTCCATGCTCAAATTGGATATATTGTCCTCACCCAATATCCCCATCACGGTATCCATAATAACGCTTTTTCCATTCGACCCATTGCCAAACAACACAAGAGCGTTTTCCACCTTCTTATCCATCGTCCCCCGATCATACAAGGATAGGCCAAGAAACATCTGCAATATCGTACGGTCGTTCCTGTCCGGCAAAACACCTCCCGAATAGACCTTCCTTCCAAACTCCGTCCCTCTCAAGAAAGAATGCCACTTAGGGCATTTAGCCTCAGGATCATATCTATAGCGGTGAAGATATATAACATGATGATCCCTAGAGAAAGGACGCAAAACACCATCCCGCATGTCCACGACTCCATTCTCAAAAGCCATGACGTTATATCGAGGACGCAACACCCTGTTTATCTCAAGTGAATTGTACATCTCAGCCATTATATCCTTAATACTTCGAACAATGAAAGCCTTGGGAACACCGGATACACGCAAATATGTACGCATAGCACGCTTCAAATAAGCATGTCCCGGAACTATCTCGTATATCTTGCCCGTGAAAAAATAGACATTACCCTTATAAAGGGCGAGATCGCTTTTCGATACTGTCGTATACACCGACTCTATGACGCTGTCAAGGTTCTCATAATACAAATTTGAGCTCTCCTTCCCTGTCGGACTCCCAGAAATAGCCATTTCGTATCTATTACCCGTATGAACAAGATTCTGAACTATACAAGATATAAGACTATCACTCTGAGAGTTACAATCACAATCAAATCCAATATCTACATTATTTGAAATATCTAACTCCATAATATAATGATATATATCATTTAATCTACCACACAAAGATAACGTATATTTTATATCATCATAGATAAAATCTATTAAAAATCACAATATTATAGATTAAAACTATATATTACATCGTATTTATTTTGTAGCAAAAGTGATACGAAATGACAAAATACATAATAATTGTAAATCATTTACATATTTTTATATACAAACAAACTAGAAAAAAATGGGAGAAAAAAATTTTTAGACGAGGTAACAGCCTTTTCCCTGTATGATATAACGGGGGGGGGGGGGTGGGTGTTTTTTTGCACATCCTCAAACAAATAAACTCTATAAATCAACTAGTTAAATAACATACTGTTTATATTATACATATAATATAAACAAGCCTTCAACGATACGCCTTTATCAATCAACAATAACTTTTGGGCATCAAAATATTCTTAATGCAAAAAAACATAAGGACTTAGATGTTGTAACCGTATACACATTTTAACGCCAATCATATAAACAAAATATATCGTAGATAATAGATTTTATCTATAATAAACCATTCTCTTTTTTACGGTTATCTTAATAGATATAATCTATAAAACTAATAAATACAATCTATCAAAGTTCAATCTCCCTTCCTTATCACAAACCATCCATTACGCCCAAATACTCGGCTTTTAAAGCCTTTTTTCGTTGTTAGCCTCTTAATCCATGATGACACAAAACCTACTCGATAAGTCTACGAAACCCGCTTTATATTGAATGTTTTGCCACTTATCAAATTTTGTATAATATTGAAAATAAGCTATTTAAATATTGCTTATAATATAAAGTTGTTGTATATTTGTAATGTAAGAAAGAGATAAAAATGGCTTAATCTTACAAGTGTATTAATTGAAATGATGGATAAAGAGAGGCCCGAAAAGTCGGCAAACCTTCCGGGTCTCAAGATTGAGTAAAAAGATACTCAACCCAACACGTTGTAAAAGTACCTCTTTAGTTTGATCTTTCCAAATTTACCCACCTGTTTAATACGCAGAATTGATCGATTATTAACAAATAAACATATAACAATATGGAAACAAGGACTTATGGCACAATCGTATCGATAAAGAGTGTATTAAAAGAATTTAAAGGAATGAGGTTTTACGAGCTAAAAAACGGCAGGAAGATCATCGCTAAGATCTATTTCCCGAATGAGTTTCATCCGTCCTCTTACATGCTAGAATATACGTTTGGGGTATGCGCTGAATATAAGGATTTAGAAGAGCTCTTTGAAAAGCTGAATAAATATCTTGACGGATGCTATTTCGGGGATTATGAGCTAATCGGCGATTTAACGAGGGTGGTAACCCCTGTAGATAATGTTAATATTTCGACAATTGCAAAGGAAATAAAATCGTCTTTTTGTGGCGAGACGGAAATATCACAAGGAAAAGGATCTCCCACAAAAGAGGTAGAAGAGATAAAAGTAGAAGCCTATTTCGTGGAAGATCCCGACAAGCCGTTTATTCCAAAAGGAGAATACAAAGAAACGAGACTGGATCAGCAAAAGAAAGAAGCGGATATGTTATTAAAATCTATAGATGGGAGTTGGTACACAATTTGGCTTAATCGAGGAATAGAGATAAAAAACAAACGAATCAAACATTACGATAACGGATGTATTTCCGTCCCCGAGTCAATTTATTACAAATTGAAGGACAAATATAATATAATGTGTGATTTCTGATTTAAATTAACCAGCGGGGCGAAAGCCCTGCATAAAACATAAAGCTATGCAATTAGGTATTTTTGTATGGATTATATTAATAATTATACTTTTGGGAGGTTTTAAAACCTTGGCGATAATGGCCGGGGTAATAATAATAGCGTTTATATCTGGCTTGTTTATAGCGGCAAACACAAAAGATGAAAGGAGTAAGCGATGATTACACTTAAAGAGGCTTTTTTAGAGAAGTACCCGAAATACGGGATCATCATCAGGATGTTCGAGGAGGCGAACGGATGCGACGCCGAATGGGGCGAACTTTCAAAGCTTAGGCTCATCAGGTTCGCTGAATATATGGGCGATAGATTATCCCCAAATTCCACAAGACAATACGCTGCCAAATTAAAAGCAGTGCTTAACAGGTATTCGGAAGAGGTAAAATTGGATTTTGACTTCGCCTCTATCCTTACGTTAAAAGAGCAAGTGTCAGTGAATACTTTCTTGGACGAGGAAGAGATACGGCGGATATCGGAAGTAGAGGTAATGAATGAGACCGAACGATTGATAAGGGATCAATTTTTGCTCGGTTGCGTCACGGGAGCTCGCCATTCCGACTTTTGCCAATTTACGAAAGAAAACATCCAGGACGGATGGCTGTCATATGTTTCGCAGAAAACTAAAGTTTTTGTTGAAATTCCGGTATCGCCAGTTTTGAAACGGTTTATAAAGGAGCAATCCCCCGCTTTAAGCGGCCGAATAGTGTCAGACGTATATTTCAACGATACAGTCCGAAAACTTGCGGACAAGGCAGGAATAACGGCAAAAACAAGATGTTTTAAAGCAGGGAAAAATGTGACTGGCAGGAAATGCGATCTTATAGCGTCGCATACGGCACGTCGTAGCTGCGCCTCCAATCTGGCGGCACGTGGTGTCTCGGAGATATGGATAAAGAAAATACTTGGTCATACGAGAGGCACCACGGATAGATATATCTGTCTTGAGGGCCGAAGGATGCCAAAAGAGGCCAAGAATTATTTTTTGAGCTTCAAATGATCAATTAATTATCAGCGTATCTTTATTTGCGATCTTAATATATGGTCAAAGCGTTGTGAATATATTTCCGTCCAGACAAACTCCGTCCGGAGGAACTGGGACAATCCGACATTTGAGTATGATATTTTGAGCCTATATCAGCTTAAAAAGGTACTAGAGGAAAAAGAGGAAGAAAACACGCCGTATACCAAGACCACATCGCCCGTATAAAACAAGGAAACATAATGATATAATCAAACAAAAAAAGGATGGAAGGATAACACAGGGCTGGAATATTAATTGTTGTTAATTCTATAAATATTTCCGTTACGCTATTTGGTAACAAACAATATTATGCTTATCTTTGCATCATAACAATAGAGCTGGTGGCAACAGTAACAATTCAGCGATAATATCATGACAACTTACATTTATAAAGGACAGTCAATCTCTCACATTCGTTTTATTTCAATTCTTCGTTATGCCGGCATTAATGGAGGTCATAGGCTGTCCGCTTATGAGGCCCTTGTGAAATGTGCAAGCTTGGGGAAAGAAAAAGCTATCAAGATTTTAAATGATCTTGAAGTGATTGAAAAATAAATATATCTATATTAATTAATAATCAAATAAATACAATAAACATGAAAACATTATATTGCGAAAATAGCGAGTTATTAGAGATTCTAGAAAATAATGGGATAGAAATGATTTGTAATGAAAATATGGAAATCGTAATATCTGACGAGGACGCAATGCGCATTGCTACCATTGTTGAAGATTTCGCCCCCTTTGCGTCTGGCGACTATGCGATAGAAGATATAGCCTAATGGAGATAAAAGATAACAAAGACATATATCATGAATTTAACATTGCCCGAGTTCGCCTTCATCGAAGGTTCCGGTCACGAAAAAGGCGGGGATCCCCTATATGGGAGAAATGTCATAATGCACATACGTTCTGCCAGTATCATCGAAATATTTGGCAGGAAGGATGTAGCCTTAAATCCGGATGTTCCGACATTAAAGTTTAGCTATACCAATAGATTTGGCATTAAAGAGCCAATGATTGCGGCGTTACATTATTGCGCCACGCTTGATGTCAAATATGATTCCGAAATGATAAAAAAGGAAATCATAAAACCTGCGGCTCAATGGTATTGCGATTGGGTTGAGTGGGAAGATGAAAACATAGTAAGAGAGGAGGGATTGAATGAATGAACGTGAACGAATAGGGAAACGAATAGCCGAAATACGTAAGGAAAGATGCTACACGGTGCGACAACTGGCCGAACTTGCCAACCTTCGAGCCGCAACTATCTCCAACGTTGAGAACGGTAAATTCTCCGTTGGGATAGATATCCTTGCGAAGATATGTGATGCGCTCGAAGTGAAAATAGAAATAATATGATTACGACAAGCATGACAACCTCCGAATTGTTGGAGGAAATCAAGGCTGATTATCTCAATATATTCTCCATATCCGATACCAAGGACGCTAAGGTGAGCCGGATAATCAATAAATCCGGCATCTTTCCTGTGCGCATCCACTCATTTGTTACCACTAAGCGTAAAAACAAGTGGCTGATATTATGGGAGGCCCACAATAAAAAGGATATAGGCGACAATTGCCGGATCTCTTTTGTGTGCTACCATGATACCAATCATGGCAAGTATGCCTATATGCCTGTCTTTGTCAATGGCAAGATGGTTCTTCTCGCGTTTCCTCCTCACTTCTTCAGCCGGTTCGCCGATCGGATGGGAATTAACCTTACAGGCAAAGAGTTGATTAAGCGGTACTTCGAGATAAACAATAGTTATTCATTCACATTTTCGTACGAAGAGGTGGACGGAGGGTACCGGGAGAATGTATTAGCCACCTGTAAAGAGGGAATTGCGATGGGATTCAAAGCCGTAGGGCCGGATGTTTTTCTGCTGAAGACCTTTATCACCTACGATATGTGCAAGGGGGATCAAGTCAGTAGCTTCGCCAAGAGCGAGGAGTTCAGGAGAATTCAGCATGACAACAAGTAATAGTTCTATTTTTCGCATCGCCAATAAAAAACGCCCGTGTTTTTTCTGACACGGGCGTTTTTTATTGGTCTATTTATCGCTAAACCTTCATCTTTCGCTCCAAGACATCAAATCCTTTCTCGACCTCTGTGTTGAGCACCTTCGCATAGATTTGTGTTGTTTTTATATTTGTATGACCAAGCATCTTGGACACCACCTCCATCGGAACACCATTATTTAACGCGAAAACCGCAAACGTATGGCGCGCGCAGTGCGTAGTCAGATTCTTGTCAATCTTGGCGAAACTAGCGGCGACTTTTAAATAATCGTTATATTTCTGATTACTTATTACCGGAAGATCAAAATCATATTTTCTTAATATCTCCATGGCGGGAGACAGCAAGACTATGAAATAATCCTCATTGGTCTTTACACGCCTATCCGCTATAATAAACTTATTCCCCCTCCGCTCTACATCGCTCGCGAAGTCAAACTTATATAAATCCGAATAGGCCAACCCTGTATAGCACTGGAACAAGAAAAGATCCCTCACCCTGTTTACGCTAGGATCGGTTATACGACATCTTTCCATCCTTCTCATCTCCTCATACGTGAGATATTTCCGTTTATCCGATTTTCCCCTGTTGATCTTAAGCCCCACATAAGGATTCTCTGAGATTATACCGAATCTTATGGCCTCGTTTATATAAGCCTTCATATTCTTATGGTAACCATACACGGTAGTATCCTTAATACCTTTGCTTCTCAAGTAATCATCGAACATAGTTATATTGGAGCGGGTCAAATCATGAAAGTAATTGATCCTCCCAAAATCCTCCAAAACCTTAACCAATGTCCTATAATGCTTTATGGTTCCTTCCGCACGGTCTTTTCTCTCATCAGTCCTCCTAACGATAAAATCAATGAAAGAATCCGATTCCGAGCTATTTTTCAAGAAAACGTCCAATGACTCGAAATCGAACGGGACCTTTCGACGTATCAATGAGTTCACGTACTCTAGGATATTAGACATCATCAAGTCCAGCTTCATATTCAAGTCCAACGAGTCGGGTCGAGCCGTGACCTTTCTTTTGTCATCCCATTGATCGGCGTATACCTTTACACCCGTACCAATCCATTTTCTCTTTCTCTCAGAGCATACCTCGATCTGCACAAGACCTTTTTTCTCCTTGGTTGCGACCTTCTTTCGATCGAACACAAACCTTAATGTTGGATATTCCATGATTGATTTGTTTTTTGGTATCACAAAATTGAAAACGGTATCACAATAGTAACAAACAGAAGTGTCAAATGTTCAATTTGAGCGTTAATACAGGTTAATATCGTGACAAAACAAACCCTTTATCCCTTGTTGTAATAGGCTGAAAACCAATCTAATCAACTATAACACAATAAAAAAGGGGACATCTTCAAGATATCCCCTCGTGATCGGGCTGGGATTCGAACCCAGGACCCACAGCTTAGAAGGCTGTTGCTCTAT